TGGTCAGGTCCCATTGAGAGATTACCAAATCCTTAGGGAAGTTCATGGTCTCAACGTCAAGGGAAATGTGGGTGTGGTTCTGAGTTTTCATTGTCTGTCTTGTTATTTGTCCCACAAACATACAACGAATATTTTAACTACACAAACTTTTTTAAAAAAAAATCCCCCATCAGTTAAGACAGGGGACAGACATCAAATCTTCAATTATATTATGGGAACATTAAAAACTGACCGATGTATAGAATAAATATACAAACCTTAATAAGAAAAAAAAGTCTTATTAAGATATTTAATATCTAATTCATTCTTTATCTAATACTCGAAGAGTTCCTTCTTAGAGAGAATGTTAGTTCTTTCCCAACACTTACGTATTGAGTTAGAACCTAACCTTCTTATCGGTCAATCTCACTACAGAATAGGTAGTGGACTTGAGGACAACTTAAAAACCCTATTCGGTCCTTACTCCCTGTTTCCTCCTTGTTCTCAGGTTGTAGTTTGAGTTTCCCCCCGGTGCTACGTTATGATGTTCTACCCCAGGTGCTCTTAAATGAAGTGCGTCCGATAGAACAATTAAATCATAGTTGTTCAAGTTTTAAAAGTCAAATATTTGAATAAAAAATATTTTTTGTTATATTTATAGGGTATGGGAAACAAACGCATTGACGCATACCTCTCAAGGAAACTATGGAGGGAAGACGGAATCTACTATTTCTGTAGGTTGTGTGGTGATTACAAACATGAAGATGAATTCTATAATTCAGTTCATACTCCATTTGGTAAGACCTACAAATGTAAAATCCATTTTGTTAAAGACAAATCAGAGAAGGACCCTGAGTTGGAATATTTGAAGATGAACGCAATCACAGATTCAGATTTCCAACAGACCGAAGTCCTCCTAAAGAATCTTGGTTACAAATTTGGAGCAGGTGAACTTCCTGTATGGAAACAATTTGAAATAAAACACAATCTCAAAAAATTATGATAGGAGCAAGTAAAATCAATCAGACAACAGATGACCTACAACGTCTACAAGAAATGTATGACATGGGTCTAAACAACAGTGAAATCTCAAGAATCTACCGAACCAATTCGGGTGAATCATTATCCCGTGTTCACATATCCCAAATTCGTAGGAACAAAAGATGGAATGTAGAAAACCATTCCTTTGTAATGAAATATGAACTTGGAGGTAGTTACCTAATCCAAACTGAGGTTATTGATACCATATACAAAACCGTCATTGGTGTGGTGTTCACAGATACCTCCAATTTGTATGTTTATTTGACATATAAGAACGGTTCTCTACAAAGTGAGGGTAAGGGTTCAATCATGATAAAACAACCTTCCATAGAAGAACTTACGAGGTTTCATAATCAATGGGTATTTGATGATGTCTCTCAACTTAGATAGGAAATATAGTAAGGACGGTATTGATTATTGTTACTGTTTAAAACACGGTGGTTACGAACCGTGCTCTGAGTTTGCGTTGAGGAATAAATCTGCAACAGGATTTCACTATTACTGTCGGAAATGCATCAACAGTTATCAACTAACTCGTAGGGACAAAGTAGTCCGTTACAAAATTGAGGAAGGTATTGAGATGTGTTTATGTTCCAAACATGAACAGTTTCACCCCTGTGATAACTTCCAACGCACCAAAGGTGGACACGGTTACCAATACAACTGTAAAGAGATTACCAAGATATACAACGGACCAAGGAGTAATGACATCGCAAGGAAAAACGAAATGGAACAAGCAATGGAGATGTTAACCCTCCTTGGATACGATACCAAAAGTGAGGTTCCAATCTATCAACAATTTGAAATCAAACACCAATTATGACACAATACGAAAAAGATTTACAGTATGTAAGAAAGGTTATAAACTCAGTTCAGAACGAAAACCAACTTAGGGTTGCTCAGACCCTGAAGAATAACTTCATATCCAAATACTGTGTGTTGGTATCCCCAACAGACCCCACGTTCTTATCCCTGATAAATGAACTCAACGAATTAGAAAGAACTGTTACCCGAAAAATTAGTTCGGACTATTTGTTTTAATCAAATCGGTTTTTTATATTTGAGGTATGGGACAACAAAAGAAAAACTATGATTAGGAATTATCTTTCAACCAATGTTTTGGAAGAGTCAAATAATCGTATAAATTTTATATTTGACAATTTCAAAAAGATATATGTTTCTTTTTCAGGTGGAAAAGATTCTACGGTATTATTGCACTTAGTTGCTGATGTTGCAAGACAAAGAAATCAAAATATTGGTGTCTTGTTTATTGATTGGGAATGTCAGTTTGAATCTACAATAAGTCATATTAAAGATTTGTTGAATGAGTATAATGATGTTATTACACCATATTGGATTCAACTTGAGATTATGACCAACAATTCAACTTCAATGTATGAACCAACATGGAAGAGTTGGGATGAACAGAAGATTAAATTATGGACTCGTAATAAAGAAAAAGATTCTATCAAGGATAAGAGTTTTTTCCCTTTTTATTTTGACAACATAACCTTTGAAGAGTTTGTTCCATTGTTTGGTGAATGGTATTCAAATGGAGAACCTACAGCATGTTTTGTTGGACTAAGAGCACAAGAATCTTTAAACCGATTCAGAACCATTGCACGAGATGATGTTGGTAGGTTTAAGGATAAAAAATATTCAGTTAGAATCACTGATAACTTGATTAACTTTTATCCTCTATATGATTGGAAAGCAAAAGATATTTGGAAGTATTTTGGATACTCCAAAAAGTCTTATAACATCATTTATAATAAGATGTATCAAGCAGGATTAACAATCCATCAAATGAGAATTGATGAACCATTTGGAGATGAAGCGAGAAAGAATCTTTGGTTATACCACATCTTAGAACCTCAGACATGGTCTAAGTTAGTTGCTCGTATGAGTGGTGCAAACACAGGTTCATTATATTCACAAGAGGGAGGAAATATGTTAGGTAATAACAAATTAAGTTTACCTGAAGGACATACTTGGGAATCATTCTCAAAACATCTGTTAAATACAATGCCACCTCAAACCGCAGAACATTACAAAAACAAAATCTTCAAATATATCAAATGGTATATGGACAGAGGTTTTGAAAGTATTCCTGACCAAGGAGATTGGAAAAAGGAACAGACAGGTGAGATTCCATCTTGGAGACAGATTGCTAAAACACTTTTAAGAAATGATTATTGGTGTAGGAATTTGGGATTCCAAATAACGAAGTCATCTGCTTATGAAAAATATCTTAAGTTGATGAAGAAAAAACGAGAAGAACACAATATCTTTGTATGAGTATGGAAAAGTTAAAAGAACAAATTGAAAACCTATTATCCCCCCTTTCATTGGATGAGAAGGTAGAAAAAATCAATGAACTAAAATTACTACTTCATCACCTCTCCCCGATGAGTAGTGAACCTGTTGATTGTGTTATATGGGTTAAGAACACAACTGTTTACGCAAACGATTACAACCCAAATAGTGTTGCACCACCTGAAATGGAACTACTAAAATTATCCATCGCAGAAGACGGGTATACTCAACCAATCGTTACAATGCACAATGAAAATGAAACTCGTGAAGTTATTGACGGTTTTCACAGAAATCGTGTTGGGAAAGAATCAGAAGAAATCCAAAAGAGAGTGCACGGATACCTTCCTGTAGTTACAATCAATTCTGATAGAACAGGTAAAGCAGACCGTATGGCTGCAACAGTTAGACATAATCGTGCAAGAGGAAAACACAGTATCAATGCGATGAGTGATATTGTTGTTGAATTGAAACGCAGGAATTGGAAAAACGAAAAAATTGCTGAACATCTTGGAATGGATGCTGATGAAGTTTTACGACTATATCAAATTACAGGATTGAGTGAATTATTCTCAAATGAGGAATTCTCTAAAGCGTGGGAAATTGAATAAAATTAGTTCGGACTATTTGTTTTAATCAAATCAGTTTTTTATATTTGAAGTATGGGACAACAAAAGAAAAACTACGAGAAAACGATTCCTGTTTTAGAGAAACAGAAATTCGCTAAGGATTTAGATTTTTACCTTTTATCAAAAGAAAAATCACAAACTATTCAAAACTCAAACAAATCTAAAAATGGACAATAAAGAAAAACTCATCATCCGACAATCTTCAATCAATAGAACGATTGAATTCTATTCAAATATGGGATTGAAACCCACAATGTTGGAATTACTCGCAACATCGGAACACTTCGTTCAATATGTTGAAAATGGTTTAACAAAAGAAATCATTGAAAAAACCAAAGGTGTGGACAAATTCATTAAAGACAAAGAAAAATGAGTAAGGTAAGATACTACGACAACGTATATTCACATCCTGATAAGTTGATTCTTCACTTCTTAAGTGACGTGTTAGAAGAAATGAATATGGATTTTGAATCCGTTGATGTAACCATCCGTAAAAACGATAACGAAGCGGTTATAATGGATAAACACGACAATGTGTTTTACATCCGTTGGATTGAAGGAAATGTTGATGATGACGATATCATCGTCATTGACTATTCAGTGTTCTATGAAGAACCACTACAAGACAAACAGATTATTTAATCTTGTTTTTTAGATTTGAGATTCTTCCAAATCATAATTAGATTGAGTCCTATAGCAGTCATTAACGAAACAATCGTTAGGATTTCTATGGGACTCATTACTGTCATCCCGACAGCACCCATCGTAAGTGTATTTGCGATTACGGTATCTCTTTCCATATTATTCACCTGAATTGGGACCTCCACCATACCAAAAAGGAATAGGACAGTCAAATATATTGAGGAACCCACCACGATATTGACCCCTAAATCTTCTTGAAGTTGGAAGGGTAATTGATGATTTGAATGCTCCTGTAAATTCAGGAATCAACTGACCTCTGTTTACTCCGATTTGACTATACGCAGGGTATTTCCATGACTCAAATACAAGATGTCTTCTCAAGAGGTTGTTCATGAAATCTCCACGTTGTTGTGCTTGTTCCTTCATGTAACGGAATTCCTTTATCCCAATCGATTCAGATTGCTCTGAACGGAATTGTTGGAGACCGATGTTTACCGCTTTAGCGAACAGGTTGTCCAAGACCAAGTAGTAAGAATACGCAATCAAAGTAGGTTGAATAAAATTATTCAATAACTCCCTGTTATAGGTATTCGCAGACAATGAGATATCACCCGTGTAAACTTGGTCCAAAATCTGATTGTAGAAATTTGTTCCCAAGGTCTCTTGAATGAAAATCATCTGTGCTGTCTGAATCCCGTATCTCAATTCCTCAGAATCGATATTGGGGTCCAAAGGACTTGAATCCTTCAGACGTTGTTCGGATATTAAAAGAACGTTTACCATTATGATAAGATTGGGTTTGGTATGATTGATAGGTCAATCTCCTGACCGGGATACATAAGTTCCATAACAGGTTGTAATTCCCTTATTAAGAACTGTTGTAGAGGTTTAATTGTCGTTGTGGTGAACAACTTATATGCGGTCTCGATTTGGTCTGCTTGTGAGGAAAATCCGGTTGGAGTGGGTAATCCAAGTAGAGATGGGTCAGGTATCCTATGACCTGCGAGAATGTTCTCTCTAACCAATGCAAAAATCTCAGAGAACATACCTGATTGCATATTCTGTGCAATCTGTGTAATGTCAGGTTTTTCTCCTTCAGGACCTCCCCATGATACTATAATACGACCTGTATTTCGTGCTCCTGTGTAACGTTCCTCAAGTCTTTGTAAAACGTTCTCTTGCTCGTTCTGAGAGTCAGGTGCAGACTCAGGGAAGTGAACCCAAAGTGACGGTGCAGCACCGTTGGAAATATTAGAAAGATTATATTCAGAAATTGCTCTTGATAGACGGATATCTAATAACGCTGAGGAGTATTCAGGTGACCCATAAAACATATAACCCGGTTGATAAGATTTTATGTGCACGATTTGTTTATCAGTGAAATCATTGGGGTCAAACTCTTTTAGTTCTACAATACCTGCTTTTTTCCACATTAACCAATCATTACAAAAATACCAAGTGTCAGAATATAATTCTGAGTTCTTTGGTTGACCTGCTCTCATGTATTTGGACGGAATAACATGGAAACCAGAAATTCCTAAATTTCGGTCTTTTTTCCATACAATTTCAAGGAAGAGATTACCCGTTACAACAAACTCAAAAAACATC